AGTCTCTTGCTCCATGTGAGACAGGTGACCCAACTTAATGATGTTACCATACTGGCTGTTACCAATAGATACAAACATGTTTACCTTTGAACCATTGCCCACTAAGGACTCTGATGGGTTACCGTTCTTATCGTAGACCTCGCCGTAACGTGTCCAACCACCACGTGTCGTGTGGTCAAGACCAATCTGAATGAATCGAGCACCATCGAAGGTAGTATCCTTACCTTCTTTGACTGTCTTATTCAACTTGAAGTCACTCATAAGACGTTCAAGCTGGTCATTCATCTTGATTGCTACAGTGAACTCTGTCTCTGTATCTGACTTGTACTTGAGTGCTGGCTCCTGTAGTTTAGCCCAGCAAACTTCAACATCTTTGAGTACGATTTTTTTATCAGCCATTTATTTCTCCTTTGGCGTTAGTCTGTTTGATTATAATACACTGTCACAACGTATATGTCAATGAGTTTCTAACCAGTTGTTACCTATTTTTGCTTCACCATCTAAAGGACAGGTCAGCTTGAAGAACTTACCAGCATCTACAATAGACTGGACTTGTATCTCTCCTAGTCTGTGAGCTTGGTGTTCGTCAACCTCTGTTTGCCATTCATCATGTACCCATGCACATTGCTTAAAGTTAATGCCTTCCTTCTTTGCTTTGCTGTACCATAGTAGATTTGCAAGGCGCATGATGACTGTCTCCCCACCCTGTAGATAAACAGACAGGGCAAGGTGTTCACTACCGATAGACAGGATGCGTCCGTCAAGACCTTTCATCCAACCCATACTAGCAGCACGAGCAGCCTCACTCTTTAATCTCTTGAGTGTAGGCAATGCCTCGTAGAAGTTTTGCATAGACTTGTTTGCTTGTGCTCCATTGCAACCAAGTATCTCTGCAATCTTACCAACACCTGCCCCTAGTAGGAAGGCGTAGATAAATGTCTTAGCTGTGGGCCTGTCCTTACAGAACTTACCCAACGCATTCATGTTAAACGTGTGGATGTCTCCATCAATAACCTGTTCTGTATATACAGGATCGTTCATGTAATGTGCAAGCACTCGTAACTGGATGCCTGCTGCATCCGTACCTACGAGCAACTTACCCTCAGGTACAGTGAAAGCCTGCCGACACTCAGCTGCGTACATGCCCTCCATCTTCCACAGGATACCATCCTTACCGTGAGGTACAGATGGAATGTTTGCCATGTTAGGGCCACGATGTGCAGCACGGTGTGTCACAGTACCCGGTGTGATGACCTGTCCGTGTACCCTACCATCACCCTGTGATCCTTGTAACCACTCAGAGGCCAGCTTCCAACGTGTCTCCAGCACCTTCCACTTCTTGAGACCCTTAACTGCCTGAGGTGCAGTGTCAGGTATAGTGGCTAAATTTTCTGGGCAAATTTTATAACTGCCCCCACCCTTAGTCTTGACTGTCGGCTTCCAACCTAGACGATTAAGCCTCTTGTTAATCTGAGGTTGAGATGCAAGGTTGAACTCTTCCCACATGATCTTGGTGTAGTCACCCTGTACATTGCAGCCCTCCAAGAGTTGATTGGCAAAGATGCTACCGTCTTTCTTGTACTTGAGGCTGACCTCTTTGACTGGTACAGCAATAGGAACCATGAACTCTTTGATGTCTCTCTCAATACGAGTGGTCTCAGCTAGACAGGTGGTGTATATTTCCTGTGCTAGATCAGTGTCAAGTAGAAATCCATTAGCCTCTTGCTCACACATGATTGCGTGGACCTGATGCTCAAGATCAATACTTGCTTGACTGAACTTAGAACCTTCCTTCAGTAGCTTCTGATATACTAGCTCAGTGACCTTAACATCTTGCTTGCAGTAATCTTTCATCTCTTCTGAGTACTGAGACCAGTCATTAAACTCACCCTTGTACTCATCAAGACGTATGCCCCATGACTTGAGATTGTGACCACCCTTACGCATAGGATTAAACAGGCGAGACAGTACAAGGGTATCTACTTGTTTAGACAGAGGAATCTTGTAGCCCCACAAGTTTTCTACTACCTTGCAGTCAAAGCCTGTACCGTTGTGAGCTATCCACTTGGATACCTTGGGAGCAAACTTAGCAAAGGCCTTGGGACCACGGATGATGTAGTTACCCTTGACCCCTAACTCCTTGGCTACCATGACATGAATGACTGTAGGGTTCAAGCCATCTGTCTCTATGTCGAACACTACCTCCATGTCCTATCCTCCGTAACTTATAAGTCTACCTGTGTGGCGTGAGTAAAGCAAGCTATCTGCTACACCTGTCTCGCCTGTGAATCTGTTCTTGATGACCCGTACCTTTGTGGTGTTACGTTCCAACTCATCCTCTGCCTGTGTGTTTCTCTCTAATGCAATGATGATGTTGGACAGCTGACCGATACCTGCCGTGCCTCGGATGTCCTGTAGGTTGATAGTGCCGCCCTCCTCTGGTGGCTTACGGTTCTTGTCTCTGTTAAGATGAGACACCATAAGTAAACAGATGTCAAGCTCTACTGTCAATGTCTTGAGCTTGGTGGCAATCTCATCCAATGCCTTGCGTTCATCCTTGGCGTGGTCACTCACGACAATACTGATGTGGTCAAGTATGATGTACTTGCAGTCACATGACCGTGCTAGATAACGAACCATGCTAACAATACGTTCAACAGTATTACTGCCGAAACTGTCATACAGATAGACACGATTGCTTCCAAGAGTGGCCTGATACGCATTATCAAATTCTTCCTTTGTGTATTCGGTATCGGGTAGATGTAACATCTTATCTGCGTGAAGGGACATCATGCCTAGGCCTGTGTCACGTACTGGCTCCTCCAAGAACAGTGTACCCACGTTTCCTTTGTCTTGTGTGATTAGGCTATACAGTATCTCTCGCATAACCTGTGTCTTACCGACACCAGTACCAGCCACAAAGGTAATCAACTCTCCAGTGCGTAGACCTTTGGTCATGTCATTGAGACCATCGAAAGGATACGGCACACAGTCGTAGCTTGGTGGTGTGCTCACTAGATCATACAGTTCCACACCGGATACGATACCATCCGGGGTAAAGGGACCAGCCTTCTTGTGACTGTCGATGAACTCACGTTCACGACCTCTAAGTATGAAGTCGTTAGGATCATTGAGCACCATCTTGACTAGACGTACCTTACGTGGATCAAACAACTCAGCAACAGCTACTGCTGCATCCTGACCTGCCTTGTCACTGTCGAAGCAGATGTTGATACGTTCAAAGCTATCAAGCCACTCATAGTTTCTTTTACAATCCTTGACTGCACCTGATGCACCATTGATTACTGAAACACATGGCTCAGACATGAACAGAATTTGGTACGCAGCCATTGCGTCGAACTCACCCTCTGTTATGGTGACTGACTTACCACCCTTAGAAAATGCTGACTGCCCGAATAGGTCAGCCTGTGCGTTACCATTGAACTTGAATGTCTTCTCTTCTAAGCCACGTTGCTTGTATCCTGTGGGTTTACCATTCAAGGTGTAGATCAGGCTGACATGATCATTAGAGGTGAGTGCCTTGTACTTCTCAGCAACGGCCTTGGTCAGGCCACGGCTAGAGATAGCAGCAGGCGTACCTGTTACGGGTGGCAGAGGCTTGACCGCAGTAAGATGTGACTGAGCTTGCATAACTTCCTCCTCGTCATTGAATGTTTTTGTTTTACAGACGTAACAGTAGTCGCCATCTGCATGTGGGTAAACACCATCACTACTCCCGCAACTTTGGCATGGCTGGTGTTTCCTGTGTTCGTAGTCCATCGAATAGTTCAAAGTCCTGTGCCTCCTTTATCTTTGCTACACACTTTGGGCAGGGGGACCAAGCCTTAGTGTCCTCTTCCCAATATATCTCTGTCCCTTGTGTCATAGCATTACATATATAACAACGCATGTCTAGTCCTCTTCTTGTTTACCATAGAATAATCGCATAACGATTAACTTAATTGCAATGTAGGGCCATATAACTGAGGTGTAGAAGTAACCTCTTTCCTCGCCATCATTGGGTGTGAAGGCCTCGTAGAAAAACAGCACACCTAGAAGGTACATTGTCACAGCCCCGTATAGAAATTCCATTGTCAATTCATACTCCTCTTTCTATTCTGATATGCACCCTCAGTCTGATGTAAAGATGCTAGGATGTCAAGCAGCTGTTGATACTTGACACAGATTACATCCTCCCTGTCATCCTCTAACTCTGTCTGTGTTAGAAAAACTGTACCATCATCTGTAATGTACAGGTGCAGATCGTCATGCTCCCCTGTTTCATCCATCGAGACAATCTTAACGTAGTCGAACTCGAACTCTATGGTAAACACTACAGTTTCTCCTTACCTTCCAGTTGATTGATACGCATCTCAGCATAACGGATTACTTTCTGGAGATCAAGTATCTCACTGGCATCCTTTGTCTTACCTGAGTATGACTTAAACCCTGCACGACTAGCATACTTGATGATGTTGCCACGCCAGAAGTCAAAGCCATTCAGCATGATGTATGTGATCGGCTCAATAACCCATCGTGCGTAGTGCTTAGGTTCATTCACGATGTCTTCTGCTGTGTGCTCTGCCATTACGCTCTCCTCAAAGTCTTCATGCTCTTTCATAAGTCTCTTCCATTCACTTTTAATCATTCTTCCTGTTTCTCCTCTTGTGTCTTCTTTAGTTCAGCTTCGTAAGCATCCCAAGCATCATTAACAGCATCACGAGCAGCAGCATAAGCAGGAGCATAAGTAGCATCAACAGCAGCCACAGCATCATCACGAGCAGCATCATAAGCAGCATCAACAGCAGCCCAAGCAGCCCAAGCAGCATCACGAGAAGCCTTCAGTTCTTCTAGTTTAGTCATCATCATTATCCGTCAGGGCATCCCATGACACAGGGAATAGCTCAAGCATCTTGCGGTCAATCTGTTGTGCAACTACCCGTGTCTCTGCCTGTGTGTCAGACTTGCAACGCAGGTTACACATATCAGCGAAGGCATCCAATGACCCTGACCAGTACCACTCAGTCATGGTGGACTGTGGAAGGACCATACGGGCTTGCTCAGGGGCTACACCTCTGGCAATCATGTCTTTGTAGACAACTAGAGAGACGTCATTGAAGCCGTAACGC